GGTTTATTCAAAATAGAAGAGACAATCCAATCATATTGGCAATTTACCCATTTCCGGCCGGGGTATCCACTCAAACGAATTTAAGTAAAAATTTAGATTATGATAGCGGAGAAGTTTCTAGTGGGCACGAATCTGGACACAAGACAGTTTGGACAGAAAACTTATTGAAACATGTTGATAAATTAAATCAGATAAGATTTCAAATTGATTTATCAATCCCACCCACCGTGAATAAACTTGAACATGCTACACAAGGAGAAACTTTGAAAAAAACGCTGGAAGACCTTATTGATATTCTAGTAGAAGTCTCAAATGCACTTAGCTCACTTACAGTAAATTGTACCGCACCTGGAAGTCCTTCTTTGCCACCGAACAATTTAAGTGCTTTTATTTCAGCTTCTAACAAATTGAATTCATTAAAAACAACTCTTCCACAAATCCTTTCTGAGGTTATCAAACATTTCTAATATGAATTTTTGGGATCATTTTTCAGAATCAGAACATGAGCACTACTCTTCTGAGGAAAGTGCTGGAACATACTTAAAATCAAGTAATACAAATTCCTGTGACTTTTGTTCATCACATTGGGGTACTAAAGTTAGGCTTTTTGCAAGTTACTCTGATTTTGAAAATTCAGAATATTTTGGAGGAGATGATACAGTTATACACGATCCGCATGGAGTGAAAATAGCTGCATGGCCTGGAAAGAATAATGTTGGGAGAAATGCAAAATCATATCAACTTTGTGCGCCTGTGCACCCTAATTGTGGATGTGAATTTAAAGATTATCGATTTTATACAGACGAATCAAAAACAGAAGAGTTGGAAGACTGGTATTCAAAACTAGAATTCTAATTTTTATTCAGTTTTTAAACGATATTCCAAATATTTATTTCGCGTATTTTTTATTGGTACAGAAATAGGTTTAATCTCATCTTCATCAACTTTCTTACTATTTTCTTGAATTTCTTTAATTGAACAATCTAACACTTCATTGAAACCAATTTCATCGGAAATCCTTTGAATAACTTTTAGTTTCATTTGCTTTGTATTTTTAATTTCTTTCACAAAGTCTGCATATTCCGTATGTAAATGATCATCATAAGAAAATACTTTTTTATAATCCCAATCAGTTTGATACCAAATAATTGGATAGGCTCTACCATTCCAAATTCCTTTTAACTTTTTTAAATATAAAATTCTTAATCGATCTTCTGGTGCATATTTATAGTTACTATATACATCTTCTCGAAATTTATACAAGATATAAGCAATGTTAGCAGAGATAACAAGTTTTCCTTTAAAAGAATATTTTGAAATACGGAATCCAGTATCAATATCTGGACCAAGAAAATCTTCAATATCAGTCTTAAATGAGTTTTCGGATGAGATTATGATATTTTGAAAATTTCCATACTTAAAAATATTTTCAGCTTCTTCTTGATTTAACGAAGGAATCTTTCCAACCTTAGCCATCCAAAGAGTTGCTTTTATTGACAATATTCTTTTCGATTCTGGTTTATGTTTATGTAATGATGCAATACTTTCTTGTAGAACTTCGTAAAAACAAACTGGAGCATCAAAAATATCTTTTAATGAATTTATTCGTAAATAATATAAAACTTCATCACCTATATATTTCCAGACTTTAATTCTAGAGAATTTTTCTCGGAGTTTGCTATCGGCTATTTCATAAAATTTTTGAAATACTGTTGGCCATTCTTTTGGATTTAATGTCTTATACTCAGTCGAATTAACCAAATCCAAAGAAAAAAATAATATATGATCTACATATAACAAGAATTAATCCCAGGCAAAAATCTGTAACCAACGGCCTCTATTTTTTACCGCATCCATTGATACTTTAAAATACTCTGCAATTGGTTTAATTTTGTATATTTCACTTTCTGAATGATAGTTTTTATCAGAAATTAATTTAAATTCTTCTGCTGGCATTAAGAATGCTGCTGCAAACTCATTAGCTTCATATTCTTCTTTTGTAAATCCATATCGATATAAAACAGAATCTTTATATTCGGTTTCACCCAGCCATGAATGATTTTTGTAATCATAATTCATGTGTAAAATTAAATGGGCTATTTCATGAGCAATTGAAAAACGCTTCCTGACTTCAGAGTGATTACCTTGTAAGCGTATTTGAAATTTATTGCTTTTCTCGTCCTTTTTTATCAAAGCTTCGAAAGGCAAATTCTCATCCTCAAATACTCTCCCACCTAATTTTTCAACCGATTGAACTAGATCCAATGGAACTTTTAATTCCAGAAACATTCTGAGTTCATCAGCTTTGGCATTTATTTCCTTTCTACGTAAATCATTCATGTCTTTTATAATAATAGCATTTGTATCTATTTGCTTTTAAAAAAATTTGTCCACTATAAATTATATAACAAATGTAATCTTTTTGGTCCTAAAATCAATCAAACTTTATGAGCTATTGGGATAAGCTATAAAAAGAAATTCAATCTTAACTAATTGTTTTTTGGTCCCAATTTGGATCTAGTTTTCTTTTACCCCATTTAACTGAGATAGTCTGATCTGCTTTCCCGGTGCCTGGTATCCAAGTTACGTCAATACCAGTAATATAAAATCTAGGATCATAAATTTCAAGATCACCGTTAAGTGGTTTAGATTGAACGCCTCCATCTTTATTTACTATTTCCAAAATCATGCCCTTGGAAATACCTCGAAAGTAACCACCCGAAAAAGATCCTGAAAAAATTCTTTCTCCAGTACCGAAAGTATTAAAGATCTTTGTTTGCATTTCATTCAGTTTTTGATTAAATAAACTTTGTGTAGCTGCTGTATCGACTTCTTTTGGAAAACCAGCCCCATCGAGAACAATAGATAAAACACGTTGACCAAACTCTGCAAGGAGTTGAGGACTATATGTGACCGGGTTTAACATAAGTCCCATGATATTATCAAAAATACCAACATTTACATGAACACCCGAAAAAATATCAGCCGTTGATTCTGTTAATTCAAAATTACTAATGAAGCTCTGATCCACTTCTACGACAAGACCTTGCATCGAATCTTTAGTAAGAGAAACAGAATCTAAGAATTGGAAAGGTGTCTTACGATATACAAGGGTCCCTATAAGCGTATCAGGAGAAGTAATTTTAACTGATTCAAATTTTTTAGGTATAAACAATGATTTCTTTTCGCCACTGATATAAAAATCAACAGACTGATCGTAATGAAAAAAAAGTTCATAGAGTGGAGGTTTTGCTAACGACTCCATTAAAGACCAAATGGAAAGATTGTTTCCAAAATTTTGAGAATTTAACCACTGAAGCGTATGCAAAAAAGCAATTGTATAGGGTTCTTGATCTAATCCTGATAAGGTGTCAACCATTTGGAAAAACTCTCTTCCACCGTACTTACCATTACTCAGTAAATGTTTAATTGCAGAATCCGCAAGAGACTGCATCATTAACGTTGGACTTTTGGCTTCTTTGATTGCATTTAGAACTGTTTGTAATGCAGTTTGCAATCTGTTGCCAGGTGATTTTGCTGCAACAGCAACAGGAATAGTGTTTGAAGGTGGTTTAGAATTATCGAAATCTATAAATAAAATTTGTGAGCTTATGGCCTCTTCCAACCCTTCCCCAGTAATACTGTATTCAGATTCTCCTCTTACACCTCCTCTATGACTACCATCGGATATACGACCTGCAAATTTTGTTTTGTCATCTTCGGTTATAACGACTATTCTACCAGGTCTAAATAATTCCCTTATACGTATTCTTTGACCATTAGTTGAAAAATCATTTCTAGCACCTTTTGGGAGATCGATTTTAAAAGAACCTCCAGATACAGAATCCCTAAAGTTAATACGCGCTATCATATTACTTGGAATCTCAATCGGAGATTCCATAGCAACAATCTCATCTAAACTATATCGTTTAGAAATAGATGTTGCTTCAAACGGAATGAATCCAAGTAAGAATACTTTAAAGGTTGGTTTAATAGCATGAATCATTAAAAATTACGACGCCTACGTAATTTAAAACTTCTGAAATCACCAATCGGACTTATCTGGACTTGATATTCAATCGTATCATCATTAAATTCGAAGGAAGTAATTGATGCGTCTTTTACTCCTAGATCAGATTGTAAATTTTGAATAATTCTTGAAGGAATCACTAAACTAAAAAGTTCATCTGGTGCAGTGCCAGGTTCGATACTTGCACCTATAGCAGTGTGAAAAGGGATTTGACCAGGTAAGATTCTAAGTTTATCTAAGCAACCGTCAATTAAGCAGTCTAAACCACTCGTTATTGCAAGATCCCCTGATTCAACTTCAATGTCATAATCATCCGTTAAACTTATATCTTCTCCAAAATACCATTTTTCTATAATTTCTTGCATCTTTTCGGGAGGTAGATTATCTAGAATACGATGTTCTGAGATTATGCCAGTATCTATTTGTGAGTACGATTTTTGAGACGGAACTCTAATTGATAACCCGACAATATCATCCCCTCTTCCAACTAGCAACATACCGTTGTCTCTGATTAAATCCTGAACACGTTCAGGAGATCCATAATAAAAATTTGATATGCTTTCGAGGGACATGTTTGGCTTTACAGTAATATATGCAAAGTTTTGTGAAATATTTTGGTTATTTACTAAAATCAAAGCAGCACTTACATCTGCAAGAGCCTGCTGAATGTCTAGGACTGAATTTACCATAGGGTCAATCGCAAGAATATATTCATTTTCCGGCACCACAGAGGTCGTAAAAATATTGTTATAAACCGAGGACGGCATTTCGGATTTATTTATTTCTTCCAAAGTAGAGTTGGATGTTATAGGAATTTGAGGGTTATCTAAAGATCCCATTTCCGGAACAATCTGGTTTGGAAAATAAACTTGATTCAAAAGCTCATGAAATTGATTTGTTTTTTTCTTAAGAGGTCCACCTGATTTAGCAATTTTATTTAATGTATTTTTATTTGTTATCTCAAACATCTTTAGATCATTTTTCATGGTCTCCGATAGACTAGCAATATCTTTGTAAAGATCAGTCACATTAGAAAAATACCTCAATGGCCCAGAAATGTCCGTTAGTATATTATCAAACACCGTGATTGCATTGTTTATTAAGGCTTTCGGATCCGGTAATGCAGGACGTCTGAAAGGAGCATTTGACGATAAATCGGCAATCCCAATTAGATTTAAGGACCAAACCCAAGTCAGCGGATCCTCGTTTGATTGAGAAATCTTAAATCCACCATGATCTGCAAATACAACTTCCCAATGTGCGTCTCGATCATAGTCATGAAAAATCATTACTACTTTTTCGAAATTAAAAGGAGTGTTCCCGGTTGCTTTCAGTTTTATATCATTCGCATTCGGAAAAAAAGGCGAGAATGTTGGAACTCTATTATCAGCCTTGGACTCATCTCTAATTTCGTGCATTAAATAAACAAGATCAAAGAAATCTAAATAACCGGATTTTTTTATTGGATTTATTCCCTCAAGTTCTTGTAATAACGCGTTACCAATTGCAGAAGCAGCGCCAGCAAGACTTCCAAAAGAACTTGTTGGTTTTCGCACAGGCTGCCCTTCGTATTGCTGCCAAATTTCGCCTGACAACAAAATATTACTGATTGAATTGCCATTATCAACGACTTGTGCGCCTCCATAGGTAGGTGTAACGGAAATATTATAATTATATGAATGTTCTTGGCGCGATAAACCAATTAAAAAGAAATACTCACCAAAAGAAATTGGAGTTACGCCTGACGCGGATTGGCGCATTTGAAATTCTAAACTAAATGCGCCGGTAGCTTCAAATCCACCAGTACCTCTTGTTACGCTTGTAGCTAAAGATCCCATTCCTTTCTAAAGCGAATGACAAGGAAACTACCATACTACAACTGCAAGTATTTTTTAATTGATTTTTTTCCGGCAATTATCTCTTGTCCACTTCCCATGAGCGATCCAAGCCCATATACTCTTAGGACCTTTTCTGGAATTTTTGCAAATTTTGTAAGTTACCTAGTTTCGGCTAATGTAAGACTTACAAATTTTAAACCAGGTTCTCGAATTCGTACAATCCTAGAAGCGATAGCAGCAGCATTATCTCGTATGAGTTCAGAATTTTATTCTGCTTATTTATATGCCATGAGAAATGCTTGTTATGAATCTTTTGGTTTTGGGCTTCTTGAAGGAAAAAAATCTACTGGATTTATAAGATTCGAAAAATCAGGTCTAACGTCAAATTATAGTATTCCAATATTTACAATTTCACTTTTCGGCCAAGTGTATCAAACAGTTGGTCCAGTAACATTAGTTGTAAGTCATACATCGATTGACATAGATATTCGTGCGGTAGAACCAGGCACACAATACAATATCGATTCTCTTGGCATTGATACAAACTTAGGTCGTGGTGATATTTTTCAAACTTCCGATCCAACCGTTGTAATTGATTTTGATCGTATTTTTAATCCCTACCCAATATCCGGAGGAACTGACAAGGAGACAGAAGAAGAGCGATTAATTAGATGGCAAGAATTTGTTAATAATTTAAGTAGATCTACATTAGCCGGCATCCTATCAGGAGTGAAATCAATTTCTGGAATTGTTGATTGTTATGTAACCGAAAACATAAACCCGAATAGTGGACAGCCAGAGACAGGTTGGATTAATATTTATGTATCAGATGGTACTAGTAATACTGCACCAAATATTTTACAAACTGTAAGAGATAAAATATCCGGATTGTTAAATAGTTCAGATTTTGGTTATAAGGCTGCTGGGACTCGCCTTTTTGTAAGTAATCTTAATATTCAGCCTATTTCATTTAATTACGAACTAGACGTTTTAATTTCTACTCAACTTTCAGATTCACAACTCATATCAATTGTAAGCCAAAGTTTTGCAAATTATGTAAACCGATTAAGAAACGGAGAAGATGTAATTTTTGATCGATTAAAAGGTGTAGGTATTAATGCGCACCCAGATATACAAAGAATCCGATTTGTAGGACTCTCATCGGATATAGTTGTTTCTTCTGGATCAGTTCCTAAAATCGGCGGAAGTGGTGGTGGAACAATTGTATGCAATTTGATTAATAGGATTAGTCCACCGTGATCGATAAGTATCTATCACTCTTCAATAAATCTGGAAAGGTATTTAGAGCCTTATTTTATGATCCTGATCGTACAGAAAAGAGTAAAATTCAAAATATAAACGATATTAATAAAGGTGCGATTTACAACGGGATTGAATGGCATTATCGTTACGTAAAGCGTTTAGTCGATGAATTTCCTCTAACAAATGCTAGTGGATTTTTACTTAATGCTTGGGGAGAGTTTTTAGGAGTAAACAATGACTCTGGTCTATCTGATAACGAATATAGAGCTAAAGTACTCTCTAAATTATTATCCATTGTCGGAACATTGCCTGCAATTAAAAATTTAATTAAAGACTTAGATCACGTTGAAATCAAAGAAGCACAAGACTTGGGATTTTTTTTAAATGTGTCCCATCTAGACACACCTGTATTAAGAAACAAACCTTTTGGTTCTGTCCTCACCCACCATACTAATGCAATTTATATAATATTTAATACGATTTTCGATATTGATGCACTACTTTTAAGAACAATTTATCAAATAAAATGTGCAGGCATTGGTGCTTTTGCGGGTGTAATTAATGAATATCCTGAGTTCAGCCACTTACATTTAGATAATGGGTTTTTAGATAAAGATTTCATAGGAGAGAATCAATGACAACAGTCAGCATTGCTGCAAACAATTCTATTACAAAAAGAGCCTTATATAATCCAAACCAACGTGTTAATGCAAAAATGGTGGGACTTACGCCAGGGCTTGAAGATGACATACTAGTTTATCCTAAAGCAATCATCATGCTCTTTAGAGAGTTATTTTGCCTTGAATCTGGAGAATATCAGTGGCTAGGAGGAGAAATTTCAAATTTCAACACTACTACTATAAATACAAAAAAAGGAGGTATGCTAAAAGACGATGAGATTTATTTTCTTGAGTCATTAACTCTCCAACCTACTCCACAGGCATTTTGGGGGTTTTATGAGATAGAATTAGTTTCGTTAGATTCAGATCTTGTTGATTTACAATTTTTCAATATTTCTTCCAATTCTTCGTACCAACAAAGTGCAAATACTAGAAAAGTTTTCCAACTTAAAATCTATGAAAACTATAACAATACAGCCTCTTTTCCTACACTTACTTCAGGAAGAATTAAATGGTTTGAATATAAAAAAGATAATGCGTTTGGTAGCATCATTTCTGTTAATAAAATTATAAATTCTATAAAAATTCCAAAAAACAAAAATGGAACACTCTTTACTGTAGAAGACTTCATAATACCTGTAAGATCAGTCAATGGGCAAACTGGAGATGTTGTTTTAGATCCGATTGTTCTTGGTGATATGTGCGAAGATCCATTCGATCAATTAGATCCATCCAGATACAAAATACCGAATGGACAAACAATCCTTCGAACTGGTATTTACGCAACACTCTGGAATTTAGTACACAAGAACATCACTGGTATGACCGCATCCACTGATCGCATTAGTTGTACAAATCACGGATGTATTGAAGGTCAACTTGTAAAGTTTTCTTTTACAGGAGGAGGCGTTACAGCATTAACAAATTATTATGTACGCAACCCGACAACAAATGACTTCCAGATTTCTTCTACCTCCACCGGTCCTATTTTAGATCTCACGTCTTCTCAAACGGGAGAGATGATTACAAACGTGGAATACGGTTTTGGAGATGGGTCGACTACGTATAATGTTCCGGATCGACGTGGGACCTTTGCGCGAAACGCCGGGGTACACGGAACTAGAAATAAAATGGTTGGTGGAAACTACGACGGTGGTGCCGTTGGGTATGCCGGACAAGATCAAATCCCTGATCATGCTCACGCCATTACTTATAACAACGTGTTAGGTATTGGTGGAGGTGCTGGAGGAAATTGGTTTAACTCTGGGACTACTGGAACTTTTTATGTCAGTATTGCCATGTACGGCCCGGTTGCAAACGGCGCCAACGGAACACCACGATTAGGCAATGAAACCACTCCTGCATATGTAGCGGTAAAATACAAAGTGAGGGTAGCGTAATGAATTATATATTAGAAAAATCAAATAAACAAGTCATCTGGATCAACACGGATCCAAACGAACTTACAGGTGTAGAAGCCTGGGGAAATTTTAAACCAGACCAGCACGAGATTGTGTATTCACACCACTACAATCCACAAATCGGGGAAACGTTTGCTGCAGTGATTAAAGACGGAGTGGCGCAAGATTTTGTCCCTAAAAAAGTATATAACAAAACAACTGGCAACGAAAGAGTCCTGCTAAGCTGGGAAGATAAAATAGATCCAGAGACAGAGACGGAAAACGAACCGCTAAAAGATTCGAACGAAAAATTAGTAGAGTATCAAAAATATACGGATTCCGGTTGGATAATTAATCAAGAGCGCAAAAAAGAAGCTCTGTTGGAGAAAAATAGTCAGATCTTCTATTCTAAACTTGGTTCTTATAGAAGTAAGGTTGGTTATCGTAATACACTTTGGGACTCAGGTAAAACCTATTTAGAGAATATTCAAAAAACATTAACTCTTTATAATAAACAACGAATTATCTCCATCCCGGAATGGAGAGATGCAAATGACCAA